ACCTAGTGATCTAATAAATCCGGCCAGACCTCCAATGTGAGCTCCGTCGTTATTAGTCATATTGATAGTTGCAAAGTTTCTAAAGAATAGATTCAATGCATCAATAACTAATACGCGGGAGTGAAAATTTTCGTCTGTAGGTATTACCTCTTCTACCTCCTTGATGTTCTCAAGTAAGGCTTTGTATTCTGCTTTCATAACTTATATTAATATAATAAAAAAGCCCCTGACTTGCAAGGGCTCTTTAAGGTTTATTTTTTATTTTGTTTTATACATCGAATCCAGCATCTTCAAGAGCTTGTTTAGCTTTCTTTAAATGTTTCTTATCAACTGTTATTTCAACTTCATCATCAAAAGTACCTTGTTTTACTTTAGCGGAAATTCCTTTTTTGCTAAGCATTCTCTCTACATACTCTAAATCGTCCGGGTCTGTGTTGTAAGTTAATGTGAAGGTGGTTTCTGCTTCGTTCATCATCTGTGAGTTAGTAGTTACTTTGTTTTCTACTAAGTACTTTTTTAAATCGAAATTATCCATGTTTTGTTTTAGTTATAAATATAGTCTAAATATAAGAAAAAAGCCCCTGCAAAGCAAGGGCTCTTTAAAGGTTGTTTTTATTTAGAATAATCGCCAAAGTTTGCGTGAGAGATATCCCACCTATGTAATAGCTTAATGAGTTTTTCTGGATTTTTTATATCTGTGAAATTACCATTTTTCAAAGCAAAGACATCATTTTGAGTTTCTTGATCAAGACCAGAGGTTCTTAAAATAGCGAGTTGTGTCTCATAATCAGTCTGGTAATGTTTAAATTCTCTAGTTGTTTGACCTTGGGCGGTCAACTCGGTATCCACTGGTATTTTATATTTGCTTCCTAAAGTAGTTACACTAATACCTGTTCCTAAAGATAATGCCATTAATAATCCGAGCAATGTCATTTTTATTGATACTTCAGCTAACATTTTTTCATTCTTCTTAGCGTAAGTAGTAAGCTTCTTAAGAAGTTCTGGTTGAGATTGCTTTAAGGTGTTTAAGATTGTTTGAGCTAACTTTTGATCTGCTGGCATTTTTGCAAGAGCTGCAAAATCTCCTGCTTGTAGTTTGCTCATAATATCTTTAATGTTAGCAGCTTCTTCTAATTGACTATTAGTAGTTACTTTATTTTCTACTAGGTATTTTTTTAAATCAAAATTATCCATGTTTTGTTTTAGTTATAAATATACTTTATAATTACAATAAATTTTCTGGGAAAGTACTTTTTAGTTTCTGCAGTAGTGCTGCTACTTTTTCCCCTCCTTTTATATTTGCTGCTAACTTAGTTAGTTTTTCTAAATCACCGCTATTCTTTTTGTTCTGAGTAATAGTGTCTGCAATATCTTTCATTGAGTTAGATGCAACTGTTTTTAAATTACCTTCATTATCTTTTGTTGGTAGTGAGCTAAACCAGCCTTGTATTGCGAAAACATCAGCAGTACTAAACTTCTCTCCTGTTTTTTCTTTGTATGCTTTTTCTATACTTGTTAAAAAATCATTAGTTGAATATTGCTTTCCTGCCTCTGTTTTATATGCTTTAAATTTATCGTACAGACCCTTTATTCCGGCAGCTCCTTTTATAAAAGCATATCCTAGTTTTGCTAGTGCGATAAATCCAAAGGTTCCTGAAAGGCTTGCTAGAATGCCTGGGAAGTGTGATACCCCGTATATTAAACATACAATACCTACTGCAGCGATGCCGCCGATTCCCCATTTTGAAGCTGTTTCTATACTAGCACCAAAAAATCTTGCTATTGTATAAAAAAATTTCTTAATAACGGTGAATGGGAATTCAAAAACTTTTTTTAAGTATGCAACTGCTTTTTTTACTATGTCAAGTTTGACATGTAGTGCATGAGCGATTTGTTCAAGAACTTCTGCAGATTCAAGAACTTCTAACCCTAAGCCTACTGCTCCAGCATCCTCTTCTATAGATTCCCTATACTCTGTTATCTCTTTGGGATTAACTTTTTCTGGTTGAAAGCCTGAGTCAATTAAAGTATTTAAAAAATCTAACTGGGTGTTTTTATCCTTAAGGTTAGTTTCAGCAGATACTTTTTTTACAAGATTATCAAATTCTGAAGATGGAGCTTCATTTTCTACTAAGGTTAAAAAACTAAGCACCTCTAACATAAGGTTGTGTTGTGATTCAGTTACGATACCTGCTCGTTTTTGCCAGAGTAGAGTTTCCGGTGTTAGGTTATAGTTCATTTTGTGACAGTTAATATTACACCAAAAAGGCTTAGTTATAAATAGATAAAAAGCCCCTAAATTAATAGGGGCTATTAATCCTATTCTGGTTCGTCCTGGAAGTAATGGGGTGTTACATCCTCGTAAGCTTCTTCTACTACTGTGAAGTCTCCTCCTCCGAGAATGGCTGACCATTCTTTAGAGTGAGCATCTTTGTAGTTCTTAAGCTGTTTTTCGTCATCGTTTAAGAATCCGTGAGGGGTCATAATAATTTTACCTCGAGTTGTAATTCCGTTGATATGATTCTTATCAATCTGGAGATTAGTTCTTTTGGCAAATTCTACCTGCTTACCATTCTTAATTGCTTTGATCTTAGAAGTACCTGCATTCATAATGTTACCGAACGTTACTACGAAGGTTGCATCGTACCACATGGCAAATCCACCCTTGTTCATAAGCTTGGGTTGTCCCATTGGTGATTCAGGCTTCTGAGTCCATACTTTGTTTACTACTACTAATGTATTAGTGTACGGTGAAGACTCTTTCCTTGACATTACAATCCGTTGATTTACTCCATTACCGAACTGAGTTGACATTGCACCTGCATTCCATTCGTTATTATTCTTGTTAGAACGTACTGAAAGGTCACAAGGTACTGAACCGATTGAATCCCATAGGAATAACAAATCGTGAGGTAAGCTTCCTTTCTTCTGCTCGTCAATCAAGTCTAAAATAAATCCAGCAACATCCTCGATTGTATTTAGAGTCTCTCTATCAACATAGATAAAGAATCCACCGTAATCAAGAACTTCCCCGGTTGTTTCATCGATAGTCTGTTCTACCTGAAGGCCCATCTGGATAGCATGCTCCCAGTTCCATTTCATCTCAGTAGTAATGAATACCGGTAGTACTCCTGCTTTTTGAGCCGATACTGCAGCTTCAAGCAATGCTGTAGTCTTTCCTGTATCAGAATGACCTCTTAGCATTACAATGTGACCCATTGGAATCCCTGGAATGGATGTTACTTCCTGAAAAGCAGGAGATAATGCAATCCATTTCTGGTCTTTAAACTTTACGTTGCTTTTTAGAAGCTTCTTCTCTTTAAACTTATCTAAAGAGAATCCTTTCTTAAGCTCGGCAGACACGGCCTCTGTTAAAGAAGCTTTTTCTTTCTTAGCCATAGTCTATTAGAAAGGTAAATCGTTGTCGTCGTCGTTGAATAAAGAATCGAACTTGTCGGCTTTAGATTCTACTTTCTTACCTTGAGTCTCTAGAGTAAATGGATTCTCAGACTTTTTCCAAGGAAGTTCTTCTTTTGCAGGTTTTGCATCATCAAAGTTAGAAGCAGGCTCAGAAGAGATTACTCCTTCTTCTTCGTCAGGTGCTAACCATTTCTGCAATACAGACTTCATATCATCGAAAGACATTCTTGAGAATACTTTTAAAGGTTCTGGTTGATCGTTAAGGATAGTTTGTAACAACGTATCATCATCGGTCAAAGTAGATTCTTTAGTACGTGCACGAACGGTAGTCTTATTAAAACCTGTTCCTGTAGTATCAGCTCCCACTGTAGTCAAATTCAAGTCACGACCTGAAATGATATCAGTGTAATCCCCGATGTCCTCATCTTCTACCATAGAAAGTAATTCCATGTAGATTTCTTTACCAAAGCCCCAAAGTTTAACTCCGTCAGCTTCTTCACCTCTAACGATAATAGGTACAAATACCCTCATTTTAGGATCTAGTTTACGTGCCAATCTCCAAGACTCTTTGTCTTTACTGGTTCTTAACTGCTTGGCGAATTCAACGATAGGATCTTTCTCATTCCAGTTTGTTGGTGAGATGATTGGATTCTTGTCGATTCCGTAGTGAAAGTACAGTTCCGAAAAAGGATTTGATTTATTGTACGCGGAAGGTACAATACGAATTGTTTGCTTGCCTACAGCAGGTTTCCAGAAGACATTCTTACGTGCCTCACCGGAAGGACGGCTTTGTTGAGTTTGCAAAGCGCTTAGCTTTGCTTTGATTGAATTGATATCCATAAATTGTTTTTATTTTAATATACGTAACCTAATTAAGAATAGCAACTTATAATTCAACGATCTGGAAGATCTTTGTGCGTAGAAGCTTAAGATCACCTTGTTGAGTTAACAGTACTGTATTCTTGTAATGCTGCCAATTGATTCTGTAGTTTGTATCTACGATACCTTCATTCAGGCTCTTAATCAATTCGTTTAAAGCATTAATTGTATAGAGAGTATTTGTCTCTTTTTTCCTATGAACTAGGATAGTATTCTCTGGAATGTTATTAATGTTAGGCTGATCTACGTTATAAGTGCAAACGTACTCGTCGTTGCTCTTGATATGCAAAACAAAAATCTTATTGTATAAAATAGTATATTCGCTAGATATATCCTTTATGAAGGAATCCACTTCATTTAGTGGTACGAATGTACAAAATAACTTATTATTCACGTCTCCGGTATTGATAGTTTCTCTATCATAAATATCAAAGGGGCTGTAAAGTGTTGTAGTCTGGTCCATAACTTGTTTTTATTTGTAGGTTTTTGTCTTTAAATACTGTTAATATCTGCTTAATCTCTTCTTTATCCTGCTTGCTAACATCCAAGACAAACGCGTCGTACACATAAAGTACTAATTTTGTCTCCTTATTATTAATAATATAGATGATTTCTTTAAGGATTGCAACGTTGCTGTAAGTTTCCCAATGCTGAATTACGTAATTGAACAGCTTCTGTGGGTTCATATTAGGTAAGTCGTCTTTCTTAAACACCTTCCCGGTCTCTTGAACTACATACTTACCTTTACTGCTGAACGTATTCCAGATCTCTTCGATAAGCTTCTGAGTTAACTGAAAGAATTCAAAGTCTTTATACTGATCGAAGATATGTCCATATAGCTGCTTAAATACTAGGCTCTTTGCTTCAGTTCGGTCCATTCCGTACTTAGCTGCAAAATCTTCGTAGATATCCCCGGTCGGTGAATCATAACCAACCATTTGACCAATTAACGTAGGATGGTAGGCAGTTAAGTCAATCTCCAATAAAAAGTCGTTTCTTGGTATAAAAACCGATCTAGAACCGTTTTCTTTAGGTAAAGCAGCAAAGTTCAAGCTATTAAACGTATTCGAAGGTCGGCCGGTGGTAGTATTGAGGTTGTATTGAGAGAATGTATAAGAGTTATAGCGGGATAGAAAGGGTCTCTTTAACTCAAAGTATCTTTCAAAGGCACTATTAACCTTCAAACCGTTTCTTTCTATAAACCAGAATACGTTAGAGAGGTCATCGTGATATTCGTTAGGAATATACCTCTTAATTACTGGGGCATACTCATCGAATATGATCTCACACTGCTCAAAATGCTTTACTATTGGTATGATTGAATTTAGATCTTCACTTTCATAGTACCTCTGAGAGTAGAATAGGTGAGTGGGGGTCTGCTTTTTTACTTCCTTATACTCGAATAAATTGAGATCGTAGGTATTTGAACCAAAATACGAATGACTTAATGCTTTTTTATCTGGAGTATAAATTTTCTTGAAAGTTCTTAGGTATTCTTTAACCTGCAAAGGATCAAACTGTAATGCTTCTGGATGGAAGTAATTAACTAGGAAGCCTTTTGGCTGGGTAACGTCTCTAACATAGAGACATAACGGAGCATAAATGCCCGGATGTATTTCCGGATGAGTATGAATAGGGACTACGAATATTTCCGGTCCTAGTTCAAACTGTAACTTATCAAACTGCTCTTGTGTCTCTACTAACCAAAACATAACCTTTCAATAAAGATAGGCTATATTGTTTAAGAATCCTACTTCTTATAGAACTTTAGGTAATCCTCTTGAAGGAACCTACCGAAACCAAATAGTTTTAAGTTAGTAATTCTTCTTTCAACTATATTCTTATTAGTTTGATATACTTTAGACTCCTCCCCGGCAATAGACCATGGAATAGAATAACTAAAATACTGCTCCCAGAAGAACTTAGGATCCTTTCCGGATATGGCTGTGAACTGCTGTTCGTCTATTTCTAGGTAAGTACTTTCGTTAGTTTTCTTGCAGAAGTATCTTCTGTACTCACCGACCTTGTAATCGTTAGAATCGGGAATAGGAGTCACTCCGTATGGGAGCAACCTGGATTTAAAGTCTGCGGGTTGGTATTTTTTAATTGCTGTATAATCGTTTACTAGTTGCGGTTGATATACTTGGTAGTTAACAGAGGGCTGATTCTGGATGTTGTAAGAGCTTTGACCGGGTTTGATATTGATAACATCTAAGTTGAAGGCGATACCTACTTCTCGGCGTTGTGTACCAGGAAGAGTTTCACTGTTACCGAAAGGAAGTATTTCTTTTGCGTTAGGATCTTGAGGACCTACACCGGCAAAGAATTGACCTGTAGCTATAGCATAATATGGACCGGAATAAGGTTGGCCGGTTGCTCTATCAATATAGGTACCGGGGTTGGCAGTTAATCCTGTCTTTACGTAGTGTTTAGGTAAGTATGCCATATCTTATTAATAATCTGGTTTTAGAGTATAGCCTGAGTAGCTGTACTGCTTGGTATTAGTTGTTGTTGGATATCTAAATAAGAAACTATTGTTTCTATCTAATACCGCCTGTATGAACTTACTAAATTCGTCCTGAAATAGTTTCTTGTGGTCAACGTTTAGTTTGCTTAGTGGTAATTTATTTACCCACGGGGCGGGGGCGTTTCCTATCTTCTGTGGACGTATGTTGACTAAAGCTTTTAACCTATTCGCCGCTTCAGTAACGTTGTCAGCTTGAAAAGTTGCACCTTTTGTTGATTTTAATAAAGGTCTTCTCTGGTCATAAACATCCTGTAGTAATAAAACTTTATTTATCTGCAGTACATAATTTACATAAAGCTGGTAGGATTGTTTTGCGTTATCTTCTGCAGGAGTTGCAGAAGGATCTGCATACTTATTTCCATCTCTGTAATCAATATAAGTCACAGTAGATACACCGAATATTTCTATAGTATATGTTTCATTTTTAGAACCAGCCGGATACAAATAGTTTAGGATATCCCTCATTGCATCTTTAGTCTTTTGGTTATCTGGAACTCCATCTGTAATCTTATTATCTAACTGCGGAAGAATGCCGGGTAAAATACATCCTTCAGTATTTTCGTATGTAGATCCTATATGTATTAAGACCCCGTCTCTATAAGGTACTGGACCGCCTAGACGTAAAACATCTCCTAAAGCTGGATTATTAGTTGCTTTTGATTTTGTAAAAGAATATCTTCCTGGGGGGATACAGCTTATTTTACTTCTATTTTCTCTCCAAGGCTCTTCCACTGTTGAATATGTGTTTAAAACTTTACCACTAGCATCTAGTACTTGTAACTCACCTAAAGT